GCCGTTGACGCCGAATGGCAAGGTGAACCGCCGAGCATTGCCGAGGCCGGAGTTGAAGAAGAACGCCAGCGAGGCGCATACCGAGCCGAGCAGTACGCTAGAGCAGGAACTGGTGCAAATCTGGAAAGAGGTGCTGATGGTCGACAAGGTCGGCGTCAGGGACAACTTTTTCGAGCTGGGCGGCCACTCGCTGAGCGCGCTGATGTTGCTCTACAGCATAGCCGAGCGCTACCAGAAGATGGTCAGCATCCAGGCATTCTCGGTTAATCCGACCATCGAAGGTCTGTCGGAGCATCTGGTCGCATAGAAAGGGCAAGGACCTCAGCGCTGTCCTCTGCATGGTGCGGCGTTGGGATTCGCACGCCATTCAATATGATTGTCATCACTTATCGTGAGTACGTCAACTGCGCGGCAGGGCGCTAATCCGGGAGGCACTTCAATGGCCAGAGGCATCACAGAATCAGACGTCCACGCCGCCGCCGACGCGCTTGTCGCGCTTGGCGAAACGCATCCGTGCTCATCTTGGTACAGGCTCCCCGAATACCGTCGTGCGTTGGCTAGACACCTGGAGGCAAGGGCTAGGCTCACGCCTGACGCAGCACGACTGAATGCAGGCGCTCACGGCTAACGTTCCCGATTCCGTAGCAGTCCTGGCAGGGCAATGGTGGACTTTGGCGCTTGATCAAGCACGTAGTAACGCAGAAGAGCCGCTTTCCGATGAACGCGCTGCTCTAGCGGACGCGCGAGACGTTTTAGAGCGGAATCGTCGGGATATACAGGACAAGCTTAACGACCTGCGTAAGCAGGCGGATGCCTCGCGTCAGGCCGAACGCCTTGCTTTCACACGCGCTACAGAACTGGAACGTCTTGTCGAACAACTTCAGCACCAGGGGAACGAACTCGTCCAGCAGCGAAATGCATCCACAAAGCGTATTGCCGAGGTCGAGCGTGCTTACGAACTTCTCCAGCGCCAACTTCAGCAGATGCAGGAGGCGGCGCGCATTGAGCGCGACACGTCCACCCACCATGTGCGGGCGATCGAAGATCGAGCCCATGCCGAAATCGACCGAACTCGCCAAGACGCTAAGGACGCGCGACAGCAGCTGAGAGCTCTTCAGAGAGAGGCTGAAGCCAATGCGCGCAAACAGGCCTCAGCTCTAGAAAAAGCGGCTTCAGTAGTCACGGATCTGCGCCAGCAGCTGGCAGCCCAACAAGCGCGAGCGGAGGCGCTTGAGACTCAACTGGGACAGCTGCGGGATCTGCCAGCAGCACTTGAGGCCGCATGGCGCAAGCGCGAGCAGAAAACAAAGCCGGAAACGGCGGCCAAGACGGCCCGGGTGCGCAGCACCGCAAAGAGAGCTGACTAGGTTTTGCGGCAGCGAAGGCGCTCGAAACAATGAGCCAGTGACACGAATTAGGGACAGAGTCGCGGCGATTCTGTTCCTAATTGTTGTCACTGCGCGGTCCTGAGCATTCCAGAATTTCCTTAAAAATCAAGAAGGGGCGCGATCTAGGAACAAAGGACATCAATTAGGAACGCTGACAGCGGCGCAGCCGGTCCAGAACAGCGGCTACAACGGCTCTGACATAAGAGACATTATGCGAAATTTGCAGGATGGCGGCAGATCGCGAAACTGCGACTCCGTTGGCTGTGGCTGTGGTTGACATCGTGGCTACCATCCAAGGCACCAAGCGACAAGGAAATCGCCGCATGAGCGACACCTACAACATCGACCGCCGACCGCCGTGTTGGGAAGCCGGCAAGCCGTGCCCGAACCACTGTGCTCAGGCGCATGCGCGGCACATCATCGACAACCACGTCGAATTGCATGGACCCTGGGCCGGCTGGCGACTTGCCGGCCGGGACCTCGTGGCACCAACGGGCGAACGGATACCCGAACGCCGACTACGCGGTTTACTGTGGCGTGCAGATGCTACTGACTTGCGTGATGCAGCGCGAGCCCGAAACAGGGCCAGAAAAGCGCGTCAGCAGTCGATGGTGAAAGTTGTTGTCGTGGACCTCGC